CTTCACTTCCTTGCCGATCACCCCAACTGCTCCGCCCATCCAATGATGCACGCCGAACGGATCATTCCTCTGCAAAAGCCGTGGGTCGCTGCGCTGATGCCAGCCGAATAGCCGCGCACCGGCCCCGAATGCGCATCGGGCGGTATTTTCCACCATGACGGCAGTTTCCTCGACCGAGAGCTTCCGAACCTTCAGGGCTACCATGCACATCGCGGCCGAAATGTCGTCGTCCATCATGACCAGGCATTCCTCGGGGAAGTGGGCGATGATCCAATTCCGCACCGCACTCACCCCGCTGATCGCATCAGGGATCCCGACTTTCTCAAGCGGGATGTGGGCGTAGCTGGCGATTTCTGATTCCGGCACAACAAGCGTGGCCGCCGGGAACAGCCGGTGCGTCGTGATTGATCGCTGCCGGCTCCGGCTCATGATGACGACGCGGATCGCAATCGCCCGGAGTTCCGGAAATTTCACTACGGGCTGGGTTGCAGGGCCGGGAGTTGAACCCGGATTTGCGGGGTATGAATCCGCCGTGACGCCACTTTCACTACCCTGCGGTTGGGGCGGGGGCGGCACTGGCCGCTTTTTGCGCGAGTTCGATAAGTCTTTTTCCATTGAGGACGCGGCCGATGCCGATTTTCTTGGTTTTGCGGGTGATTGAATAATCCACTTCCTTCACGCCGATGAGCTGGAGCGCGAGCATCCAGTCCCTCAAGTCGTGAAACATGAAAACCAAATAATCGTGGTGCTCGAATGCCTGGCATTCCATGAGCGGGATCGTTTCGAGGTCTTCGGCGGGATCAGCGTCGGCGAAAAGTTTGGCTATCTCGTCCTCCATAAACCCAGTGAGTTCGATGTCGAACGTGGGATCGCTCTCCCGCAATTTATCCACGACCCGCTTGAGATCGTCCTCGTCGAGCTCGGCGAGTTCAGAAAGCCGGTTGTCGGCGAGCAGGTCGGCCAGTTCCGCTGCCTCGGAATCGTAATCTTGGATGTCCACCGGCACAGTGTCGCATCCGATGAGAAGCGCGGCTTCGAGACGCCCGTGGCCGCGGACGATCAATCCGCTCCGTTTGCTCACAGTGATCGGCGACCGCCACCCCTGTTCCTGGATAATCGCCGCGAGAAGCTGGATCTGGTGGGCGCTGTGTCGGTTCGGGTTGACCGGGTTCGGTTTGAGTTTTCGGGGATCAACGAGCTGGTTATGGGCGCAATGGACGGTCACAGCCTCGCCACCGCTGTCAACCGGCGCTTCTTGACTGCCCTGTGCGTGTCTCGCGTAGGATTGCCCCCAATGACGCGCGAGGAATTCCAAAAAACGATCCAACGCTGGCGGGTGAAAAAGGGCTTCACCCAGCAGGATGCCGCCGATCACCTCGGGATTTCTGTGCGCACGCTTCAGAACTGGGAAATCGCCCGCAATATGCCCAACGGCTATGGGCTCAAGGCGATCTTACGGGTGCTTTCTGGTCGCACAAAGTGAACGAGTGGAAATAGATCAAATCTTCAATCTCTGCGAAGGCATCATGTGGGTCGTGATTGCCCTCATCCTTGCAATCAAGGCGTGGAAGCAACGCCAATACCGCCGCTTTTCCATCTGGGCCTCATTGAGTTTTTTGTTCTTCGGCGTCTCCGACTTCATCGAAATGAAAACTGGCGCATGGTGGGAACCTTGGCCGCTTCTGCTTCTGAAGGCCGTCTGCGTTGCGTCATTTCTCGCTTGTCTGGTTTCCTATCGCAAATGTAAGGCCGGTTGACTCCATCCCGCGTGGATGGAACCGATTCCGCCCGAGGTCGCTCGCAAACTTCTCAACCGTGATTTCACCAACCTGATCCAGCGCGTTCAGGCGGGGGGAAAGCTCACCCGTTCCGAGCGCAACATGCTTCAGGCGATGGCCTCCGGGTCGGTGGCGAGCGGGATCACGCTCGCGGCCAACTACAACGAACTGGCCGAGGCGCTCGGGGTAACGCGGCAGGCGATCCATTCCTGGCGGAAGCTCGAAAACGCACCGGAGGCGAACGCGAACGGCACGCATGAGGTGGCGGCCTGGCGGGAGTTCGTCAAACAGCAAGGGCTCAAAAACGACGAAGACATTTCGGATGTCGAGTCTTCCCTCAAAGCCCGCAAGCTGTTGGCCGAGGTGATGGAACGAGAGTTCCGCCTCCAAGTGAAGCAGGGCGAATACGTGCTTTTGGATGAGGTCCATCAATCGTGGATGTCGCTTGTCGCACAAGCACGGTCACTTCTTGAAGCTCGGCTGCTCAATGAGTTGCCGCCGATTCTTTCTGGGAAAGACGCCCACGGAATTCGAGCTGAACTGGAGGTGGCGTTGCAAGAGTCATTCGCAATTCTTCATGCCGAAAGTTGACGTGATGGGCGTGGCATGGTCGCCACAGTCCAGAATAAATGCCGCGATAAGAAGGTTTACAACGCAGAATATTATGCAAAAAACAAAGCGCGTCTAAATGAATGGTCCCGTCAATACCGTCTCGCCAACGCAGAAAAACTAAAGGCCTATAAGCGATCCGTATATGACGAGAAAGCGGCACTGAAGAAAAAGTCCTATTATCATAAAAACCGCCGCAGGATTCTGGAGCAAAAGAAAGATTACCATCGCAGGAAGATCGACGTGATTAAAACTTGGCGGGCAGCAAACAAGCGCCATCTGAGTCTTCAGAACAGCCGTTGGCACAGGCTCAATCGGGAAAAAATCCGGGAACGCAAGCGTCTGGATAGTGCACGCCGACGATTGCGCCCGTCAGAACGAATCGCCGGTAATCTACGTCGGAGAATAAACAAGGTTATTCTCCAAAAATCAAGCGGCGGACGGTTGGAATCCCTTCTTGGGTGCTCACCAATGGAATTCCGCGCCTTTATCGAATGCCAATTCATAGTGGGCATGGGGTGGCATAACTACGGACGGGCCTGGCACATCGACCACAGACTCCCGTGCAGTTCATTCGATCTTACGGACGATGCGCAACAGAAACTCTGCTTTCACTTCTCAAATATGAGGCCGCTATGGGCCAAGACGAACATGCGAAAGGGAAACCGAATCACAGAGCCTCAGATGCGACTGCTATTATGAAGCCGCCAAAAGCACTTGTAGCGATTTGGCGTGGATGCTGGAAACCACCGGATCGGCTCCCCCCGTGGCGATGGGCCGAAATTCATGTTCCCGGGATTCCATATTCTCCGGTCCCCGGAAAATTCCGATCCGAGCACACCCCATGGATTCGAGAGCCCACGGAGGCAATGGTCGATACGAAAGTTCGGCTTGTGGTCATCCAGGCATCGGTCCAGTCGGGCAAAACGACAGCGGCCGAGATTTCGCTGTGCTTTGTCGCCGCCAACCTCCCAGGGCCGACGCTCTGGCTCAACGAGACTGACGAAGATGCTAAAGACCAGAGCGAATCGCGTCTCCAGAAACTTTTCTTTGAATGTGAACCTGTGCGGCGACTGTTCCCAAAAAACCGCCACAAACTTCGCAACTCGACCATTCATTTTGCGAATGGGATGACTCTGTGGATTTTGGGAGCCCATAATCGCACAAATCTTCAGCGCCGTTCTATTCGTTGGATCTTTGCCGATGAATGCTGGGCCTATCCACCTGGGCATCTGGCAGAGGCAGAAGCGCGCGTCACGGCATTCGGTTGGCTTGGAAAATGCATTCTGATGAGCCAAGCGGGAGAGGAAGGGGACGAATTTGAGCGGAAATTCGAGATGACCGACCAGCGGGAATGGACGTTCGCCTGCCCGAAATGCGGCACGCGCCAGCCGTTCAAATGGGAGAACATCGAGTGGAGCAAATCCGCTCGCAGTGACGACTACGACTGGGACTACGGCGAAGTGCAGAAAACCACGTCGCTCCACTGCACCGGCTGCAATCACTACTTTGAGGATACCGACCGGGTCAGGCGTGAACTTAACGCCACGGGCAAGTTTGTCGCCCAGAACCCGAACGCTTCACCCGAGAACGCCGGGTTCCATTGGAATTCCCTCTGCGCGATGAGCTGGGGACGGCTCGCCGAACTTTACCTGCGGGCGAAGGCGGTTTCCCGGCAGGGCGATTTTTCCCTTCTTCAGCAATTCTACCAGAAGCGGCTCGCGATCCCGTGGCGCGAAACCAGCGAGGACTACAAACTCGAAATCGAGCGCACCGGATACCGGAAGGGCGAACTCTGGGACGAAGAGGCGGCATTCGATAAAAACGGCCGCATCATCCCCGGCCCGTATGACCCGGCGGCGATATCGGCTCCTCTGCGCGTGCTCACCGTGGACGTGCAGATGGATCACCTCTTCGCCGTAGTGCGGGCATGGAGCGAGAACGGTTCATCCCGGCTCATCTGGAACGAGAGAATCCTCACGTTCGAGGACATTCGCACGTTGCAGGAACGGTTCACGATCCACCCGAACCTCGTGTTCCTCGATGCCGGCCACGCCGCCTACGAGGTCTATCGCCACTGCGGCGACTACGGCTGGACTGCGCTCATTGGCGACCGCCGCGCCACGTTCGTCCACCGCACCCGTGATGGCAAACCTGTCCACCGGTTCTATTCGCCCCGCCGGAAGGTGGTTCTCGCCCACAATAAAAGCTGTTCGGTCTTCTACTGGTCGAACCTCAACTGCAAAGACATCCTTGCGCGGCTTCGCCGCAACCAACGCCCGGAGAAGGGCTCGACCTGGGAAGTGCCTGACGACATCGACGACGACTATCTCGCCCAGATGGAGAGCGAACACCGGGTCAAGGCCGGAGGAAAATGGCTCTGGCGGCAAATCGGCAACCGCCCGAACCACCTCTGGGACTGCGAGGCCATGCAGGTCGTCGCGGTCGTCATGCTCAAGCTGATCGGACGGGAGTTTTCGGCGGTGGATATTGAAAAAAGTTCTGCACCGTCCGACTGATATTTAGAGAAATCCAGATGCGAGCAAAGCCATGATCGGAAGGGATTCCTTCTTTCCTACGTTGGAGTGATGGGCAATCATCGCATTTGATGAAAAAAATCTGTTTGAGTTTTTGCGTGGCGATTCTCGCCATGATCTTCTGCGGCAAGGCGGATGCGGTCACTCACGATTGGGCTGCGGATCCCCTGAAGGAAGTCCAGATCAACACCGTTGCTTTTCGCGGATGGATTCCAGATACAACAAAACCGCTCTTGGGAGTTCTCGTCTTGATTCCCGGGCGACACGGCGACGGCCGGGGGATGGCCGATGCTCCCCAGTGGCAGAAATTGGCGACCGACCTCGAGTTCGCCATTCTGGCCTGTCAATTCAGCAACGGAGAGCCCTTTCCTTATCAGAACGACGCCCACGGAGAAGTGGCGAAATGTATCAACAGCGCCGTGGAACATCTCAGCGAGTTGAGCGGCAAAGCGGAGCTCAAAAAGGCACCGCTTGCGTTTTGGGGAGTGTCGGCTGGATCGAATGTCTCTGCCCGCTACTGCGTGTTTTTTCCCGAACGCGTGGCGGCGTTCGCGAGCTCGACAGGCACATGCGGCCCAGGCGGCGAAATTTCTGTGAAGACCTTGGACATCCCGATGGTCTTTGCCATCGGAGGGACGGACAAACCAGACTGGGTCAAAGGCTCGATTGCCAATGCGGAGCGTGGACAGGGCAAGGCCCCGTGGACGGTTGCGCTGCAAAAGACCCAGGGGCACGGTGTTGGCAAGAGCATGGGTGTCATCTTCCCGTTCCTGCTTGCGACGGTCAAACAGCGATTGGGGGTTGCTTCGCCGTCTCAGACTACAAGCATCTTCAAAAGTGAGTTGCCAAATATCGGCTCCTCCTCTCATCCCTCTGCCAGCACGCAGAAAACCCTGAAAAAGCTGAGCCTTCAGAGCGGATGGCTGGGGAATCCGGACACCTACGATGTGGCTGCTTACGCGGGATACAAAGGAAGCAAATCCAAAGCGATCTGGCTTCCGGATGAGCCCACCGCGCTGGCATGGCAGGCGTATCTGCGGGGCTCGTAACCTCTTTTTTCAATCATGCCAGTGCGATCAGTATGTGATCGCTTTCAGGTTGACGCCGCATCGGGTTCATGGACCCGATCAAACGACTCCTGGAAATCGCCACTCACGAGGTGGGCACACACGAGGTAGGCGGCAACAACCGCGGCCCCCGCATCGTGGAATATCAATCCGCCACCTGGCTCAATCCTGCCCCGTGGCCGTGGTGCGCCGCCTTCATCTGCTGGATTTTGCGCGAGTGGCTTCAGTCGCCGGAAGTTCGGGAGAAATTGTCGTTGCGCAACGACCTTTCTGTCGAAAACTGGCGGCCACAGACGGCTGGCGCATTCGACTTCGAGCGGTGGGCAAAGGAAAAGGGGCTCACGGTTCTGAAAAAGACCGCCCTCGCGAAAGCCGGGGACATCGTGATCTTCGAGTTTTCGCACATCGGAATCATCGTGAAGGATCAGATCTCGGCCGACTCGATTGAAACGATTGAGGGGAACACGAACGGCAGCGGCCAGCGCGACAGCAATGCGGGCGATGGCGTTTGGCGCAAGCGCCGGGCGGCCAGCCTGGTGCGCTCATTCATCCGGTTGATCCGTTGACACCCGCCGTCCGGCATGGCTGCCATCGACTATTCCATCGGGTTCACCCGCCGCGAGGTGGAGAAAATCTTCGCGATCCACAAGGCGGAGTTGGAGAAGACGCTCGCCTCGTGGACGGATTCCGGGTCAGCGGTGACCAAGCGCCGCCTGGACGAAATCCATGTCGTGATCGCGGCCTGCCAGGACGCGCTGCGCAAACTTGCCCCCGACGACTACGGACGTGGGCGGCGGGTCGCTCAATCCACCGTTGACTATATCCAGCGATGAATTTGATTCCCAAACTCGCCCGCTTCGTTGTCCCGGCCGCATTCCTGCCAAAAGCATGGACGTCTCCCTACGATGCGGCGAACTGGTCACCCTCGCGCGGCCGCGTGCCCGGCTCAGCTCCCCGCGATGCCAAGCTCGACTTGTCGCAGGGAATCAGGACGGAACTCGTCCGCCGATCCCGCTACCTCCACCGGAATTCCGGGTTCGTGCGCGAGATGGTTTCCAACATGGCGATCTACTCCACGGGCGATGGGATCCGGCCGCAGGCGCAATCGGCAGACCCGGAATGGAACCGCCGCGCTGAGGAAATCTTCCGCCGGTGGTCGGCACAGTGCGAGGTGACTGGGCGGTTTTCTTTCGAGGAATGCCAGTCGCTCGTCTGCCGCGGGATGGATGTGGACGGCGAGTTCTTCGTTTTGAAGACCCGTGACCGCAGCGGGTTCGCGAAGATCCAGCTCATCGAAACCCATCGGATCGGCGACGATTCAGAAGAAACCTGCGACGGGATCGGGCTCGCATCGGATGGATCGCCGGTCTTCTACCGCCTGATTGAAGACTCCGGCCCCCGCGACATCCCGGCGGCCTCGATGCTCCACGTTTTTGAACCCGAGTCCGTGAGTGCGGTGCGCAATGCGCCAACGATCCAGCATTCGATCAATCACATGCTCGACGAGATGGAGCTGCTCGCGCTCGAAAAACATGCCGTGAAGGATAACGCGGACGTGTCGCGGATCCTCAAAACCGCCCGTGGAGAAATCGACGACACCGGGGACTTTTCCATGGGCGCTCTGGCCAATCCGCCGCAGGCGAGCGATGCCGCCCAGCTCCAGAAAATCATCGGCGGCAAGCTCGTCGCGCTCAAACCCGACGAATCCCTGGACAGCTTTCAGTCGAATCGCCCGTCGCCCACGTTCACAGGATTTCTTCAGCACCTCCGTCGTGATGCGGCACTGGGCGTGCTGCCCTACGAATTCGCAGCCGATTCCAGCAGCATCGGCGGGGCAGGCGTGCGGCTTGTCGTGGCGAAAGCGGACAGGCGGTTCTCGTATCGGCAGTTGATCCTCATCAACCGGCTGATCGAGCCGGTCTGGGCGTATGTGATCGGCGATGCCATCGCCAGGGGAGAACTCGCGGCTCAGCCGCAGTGGTGGAGGATTTCCTGCACGACTCCGAAGCGTGTCTCGGTAGACGCTGGACGCGAATCCCAGCAGAACCGGGCGGATGTCGAGATGGGGCTCAAAACGATTTCTCAAAGCTACGGCGAACTGGGCCTCGATTTTGAAGAGGAGATGCGAGTGCGTGCCCGCAACGCGAGGTTCTTGGTGGATCTGGCGGCCGAATTTCAAATTCCGCTCGAGATGTTATGGAAAACAAGCGGGGGCATCGCCACCACCCCGGCAGTCGGAGAAATTCAAGACCAGCCGCCAATCTCGGGAGTGCGGCAACCGGGGTAATCAGAATGCCGGCTTGCCACGTTCCGCCAGCGGCACGGCAAGTGTCTTCTCGATATGCTTTCGCAGTGCGCGAACATTCGAGGCAAACCCCATCTCTTCCTCCTCAGGAAGATTCCAATTCTCGATGAAGTTCTGAGGGGATTTTTCGATCATTTTCACATCGGCAAGAATACCCCGGAGATAGTCGTCCTCATTCAGGTATCCTGAACAAGCCGCCCCAATTACAGCACGCAGGCAGGGACTCGCATCCCCGGCGAGCCCAATGCTTTCGTAGGCCAGTTCGGTCAGGTCGTCGGTATCCATTCAGCGATTCTACGGCGAAGCAACAATGGATGTCACCTCACCTGAATGGCAGACAATCCGGAGGGTCATCGGGATGCAGCACACGCTGCAATCCTCCACTGTCTCGTAACTGCCCTGGGTGGTATCCACCTCGATTGTAAACTTCTCCCAGCAATGCGGGCACTGCACTTTTGAGGAAACAAGGCAATCCATGAGAAGAACGTAGCACCTCGTTGACACCACGCAACGAGGAGTGAACCTCACACTCCTTCAAAAACAGCCCTGGCTGATCTCTCCCGAAGCTCTCGGGGCGATGGTCGCCGCCACGAAATCCTTCTTCGACAACACGCCGGATCTTCCTGACCGCCCGATCTCGCCCTGCCTCACATTGGAGGACGGAGTGGGCATCATTTCGATCACCGGGCCGATGCTCCGCAACCCGGACATCTTCGACCGGATCATCTTCGGGGCGTGCAACACCGGGGAACTCATCAATGCCGTGGAAGAGGCGGCATCCCGGCCTGACGTCGAGGCGATCTTCCTCGATATCGATTCCCCTGGCGGCTCGGTCAACGGCACGCCTGAACTTGCCCAGGCCGTGGCCGAGGCGAGCAAGGCAAAATACGTCTATGCGTTCAGTGCCGGGCAGATGTGCTCGGCTGCCTACTGGGTCGCGAGCCAGGCGGATGCGATCTATGCCACCCCGAGCGCACGGATCGGCTCGATTGGCGTGATCCTTCCGGTCGTGGATTCCTCGGCCGCCTTTGAACAGGCCGGTCTCAAAATCGAAGTCTTTGCGGCGGGCAAATTCAAAAGTGCGGGCACGCCCGGCACGAGCCTTACCGACGAACAACGCGATTGGCTCCAGTCGGAGGTCGAGGAAACTGCCGGAGATTTTCACGCGGCCGTGCTCGCCCGCGGGCGCAAGATTCCTGACGAAGCGATGGAGGGGCAGACGTTTTCCGCCCGCCGCGCCATGCGCTTCAACCTTGCCGGAATGGTCGCGAGCCGAGGGGAGGCGCTCTCCCGGTTGCGGAAACTTCATGTCCGTTCGGTTGACACGGGTTCCGGTGCAATGAGCGCACCATCCATTGAAAACGAACTCGCCCAGGCCCGTGAGCAGATCACCCGTCTGGAATCCGACGCCTCCGCTCGGGACGCCCTCCTGACCGAAGCCAACACCAACATCTCCGAGGCCACCGCAAACCTGAGCGGTCTGCAAGCCCGGCTGGAAGCACTCGAAGGCGAACACCAGATCGAGGCCGAGTCTCACGTCCAGGCTCGCGCTGATCTTGACGCTGCCAAGCACTCGATCGCCTCGCTCACGAACGACAACTCCGCCCTCGACGTCACTCTCAAGGAAATTCAGGCACGCAATGCCGCCCTCGATCTCAGCCTCAAAGAAATCCAGGCGCGCAATGCCGCCTTGGAAGCCGCCGAGCAGGACCTCGAAAAGCGGGCCTCGCTCCGAGCTGCCCAGATCGTTGCCGAAACCGGAACTCACGCTCCGGCCAACGTCACCCCGAAAGGCGATCCGCAGACGAGCAATCTCATGGAGCGCTTCCGTTCGATCACCAATCCCGCCGAGCAGACCGCTTTCTGGCAGGGCCTCTCCGCCGACCAGAAAAACCAACTCCTGTCCTCAACCAAGTAACATCCCATGTCCAACATCCTCACCAACGCAAAAGACGTCAAAGTCGCGCAGTCGGCCCTCAAGCCGTTCATGGCGACGCTCCTGCCCATGCGGGCATTCTCCAGCAACTTCTCGCCCGAGCCCGCTGACAAGCTCGACACGATCCGCGTCCCAATCGTGGGCGCACCGAGTCCGGCAAGCGACTTCAGCGGAAGCTACACGACCGATGTGGATTCCTCAATTGACGTGGCTCCCGTGCAACTGAACCGGCACAAATACAAGACCGTCCACGTCACCGCCCGCGAGGCGGCCGAGACCGCCCTCAACGTGCTGGAAACCCTCGTTGGCAGCGCGGTCAAGCAGCTCGCCCAAGATGTGCTTCAGGACATCTTCACCGAGATCACGGCCGCCAACTACGGCGCACCCGCGATCGCGGCACTGGCCTCGACCGCCTTCGACTACAAGAAGGTGCTCGGCGTGCGGGAATGCTGCGGTGCCGCGAGAATGCCGAGCACTGACCGTGCGCTCGTTCTCGATGCCGCCTACTTCAGCAACCTCCTTGGTGACGACATCGTGGCCAAGAGCTTCATGACGCCGGTTGCGCTTCCGGGAGTGGTCGATGGCCTCATCCGCCGCCTGGCCGGGTTCGACGTTTATGAAACCACGATCCTGCCCAGCGACGAGAAGCTGGTCGGATTCGCCGGGCACCCGAGCTGCCTCGCGGTGGCGATGCGCTACCTCCAGCCGGTCGCCCAATACGACGAGGCTGGCGCGGTCACCGATCCCGAAACCGGGCTCACCTTCGGCTACCTGCGCTACACCGAGACCAGCTCGAACCGGATCTTCGTCACCGTCGAATGCCTCTACGGCTTCAAGGTGGCGATCCCCGGCGGCCTCAAGCGCATCGTCAAACCCTAAACCAAAAATCAACAGGAGATCATCATGCTTCCATTTGCCAAAACCGGCGACGCCGGAACTATCCTCAGCCACGCGGTAATCCCCGCCGGAGGGCGCGACCGCATCCGCGTGCAATACATCAACGCCACATCCGACAAGGCAGCTTCGCTTCTGACCTTCCGGGCAGCGACGGCAACCTCAACCGTCCTCGCGGTCAGTGCCGCAGGCCAGAAGGTGATCGGGGCCATCCCTTACGCCGGTGCCGCACAGAACGATGTGGTCGTCCTGTTCAGCAAGGGAACCGGCCTTGCCCTGCGCGGGGTCGTTGATGCGGTGGACGCGGTGCTCAAAACGATCACCCTCAAAGCCAACCTTACGGTCGAACTCGCTCCCGGCGACACCGTTCACCTGATGGCGGCTCAGGGCCAGATTCCCGTGGGCGCTGCCACCAAGGAATCCAACGCCCCAACCGTCTTCTCCTCCCTCGAAGGCCCGATCATCGTGGAACTCGACGGCACCGCCGCCTGCCGCATCAACCTCGTGGCGGGCGAGATTTCGTAGCCTCTTCAGCAGAGCAGTTCGGTTGTGCATAGCCCCCCGCATCAGAAATGGTGCGGGGGTTTTGTGTTTCAGACATTGCACACGCCAAGACGTGCTGCCAAGGCCTGGATGATCGTTTCCTCCGGTCGGAATCCGTGATAAGCCAACTGCTCGCCAACTGCTCGAAAGAACTCCATGTAATCCGCGTTGGAGCATTCCAAGGAAAAGAGTCCGTCTTCTTCAACTGCTCGCTCAACCAACGTCAGCCCGACCTCGGTCAAAGCCAGATCACTGTTGAGAATGTATTCCCGTTCCTCTGAGGAAAATGCGAGCGCTTTTATTGAGGGCGTATCCACAAAACAGATTGTGCAACCATCCAGAGGCATTTTCAAGCAGAGGCGTTGACACGCCCGGCGGGGCATGTCCATCTACGATGAAATGGCCGACGATGCGGCGGAGATCTTCTCCGAGTTCGGCAAGGAAGTTATTTTCAACGCGAAAACGCACTCCGCACTGATCTCCGAGCCGCAGGAAACCATTGAACTCGGTGCCGGCGGGTTCTCGGCTTCCGGGAATTTCACGATAAAGTTGTTGCGCAACGACCTTTCTGCGATTCCGCAGATCGGGCAGACGATTGCCTATGCCGGGGAAAGTTTCCGCATCGTGCGCGTGGCGAACCGTCCACCGCATCCACTCATCACCCTCACCGTGGAGCCGCTCGAATGAACGCGGACATTGAACGTGGATTTGTTGCGGTGATCCAAGCGGCGATGCCAGGCGTGCATGTGCGCGAGGCCACAACTTCGAAGCCGCATCCCTCGGACGCCCAGATGGTGATCGTCCAGTGCGCCGAGTGCGAGCATGTGGTCGGTCCGCTTTACCGGGCGACAG